GTCTTACGAGAGCCGCTCCGGCTGGCTCTCCTGTTTCATAGGCTTTCCTTACTCTAGCTGCCTCGTCGGTATAAAATTCATCTTGGAGTTCATCAGACAGAATTTGCTCATCATCGCCGTCATACCCTTCAGCAGCCACTCTAAGGTCTTCAGGAGAAGTGCCGTATTTCTCAGTGCTGAATGGGGTTCGCGAGGCCGTGTAGTCTTCTATCATCTTCATTGCTTGGGCGAGGTCGTCTTTGTCTCTTTGCTCTTTCCTCCCAGCTTCCCATTCCTCGGCTGCTTTTCTTAGAAGCCTATCAGCGACTTGCCAAGAAGTCCCAGGGGCGCTCGATATTGGCTGAACTTTTATCTTCGGCTGCGCGCCCAGTAATGCCTTTTGCATGTCCCGATAGAAATTAACTGTTGCCATGTTATTCCCCCGCCTTTACCGCTTCAGAATAATTGACCATTTTAACGCCCGCATCATTCTCAACAACAGCCGAAGGATTGACTTTCTCAACGTCCTGCGCCATGAGGCCAATCTGCTGCGGGCCACCCCAAATGTACTGGAAGGAATAAACCGGGAGACCATTATCAAGGACGCCGACCTTGGATATGTTCTTCTTGACACGCCTGTCGCTATTGGGGTATGCGGCTCTTATACCAGCACCACCCAGCGTTCCTATCATCCCGCCTATGGCCCCAGTTCTAGCGTTCTGCGCCGCTACCTGTTGATTGTAAGCGTTCATCTGCCCAGCGTAATTATTAGCCACCAATCCAGCATAATCAGTCCCAGCTATAGCGGTATTGGGAGCAGCGCCGAATTGCGGGTTCTGAATCTGGGTGCCGGATAGAAGTGCGGAAGTCTCATTCAGCGGTAGATTTCTAAGATATGCAGACTCCTCGATGGCGCGTTGTCTCGCTTGCTGGTCGAGGCCGAACATTCCTTGCTGCATATTGTAGATTTGTTGCTGTTCGGCAAACGGGATTGCTCGTTGAGCGGCTTGTTCTTGAATTGCCCTGGCCCTGTCCTGTGCCTGGGCGTCATAAGCCGTGCCGCGCATCGCTTGTATCCGAGCTTGCTCCTCCATTGGCATGCCTCGCTCTGTGAGCCGTTCTTGCGCCGCCCTGCTCCGCGCCCCGGTTTGAAGGCCCGCGAGTTGCCCCTGATAACCTAAAAGCTGGCCTTGCTCTCGCCCCGGCAATGCGCGGAGATAGTTCTGTTCCGCAATTGCATCTCGCCGCGCAGCAGAGCCAAGCCCGAAAAGACGTGACTGCTCTGCGCCACCAGCTTGGATGGCTGCATTCCGGGCACTTTGATAGGCATCATTTTTACCCCGGTAGAAGTCGTCCATCGCGGCTGAGAAAGCCCGTGTCCCACGAGCAATCCCAGAATTAGCGAGTTTAGTCTCCATCGCTATTTGTTCACCTTCAAAACGAGGATCAAGCCGTGAGGTGTGCTGCCCGTAAACTGAGTCAATAACCTGTTGGCGGGCCGCTGCATCAGCAAGCGGAGCCGCTGGCGCGCTGGAATAGTCAAGCGGATTGCCGTAAGCATCCGTAGCTGTCTGAACAGCAGTCTGCGCCTCTTGGGTATCAAACTCAGGAGGCAGACCAGTGTAATTAAACGGGTCCGCCACCGAAGCCGCTGCTATATCTGCCGACTCTCTAATGCCTTGGGCTGTTGGCGCAGCAGGTTGCCCCGCATAATCAAGTCCGACATCGGCAATTCCAGACGCCCTCTGGATCGCTGTCCTTGCCGCATCTGGGCTTCCAGGGCCAACAATTCCCTCGTAGCTGAAAGGATCAGACAACGCCGTCCCAACACGGCCAACCTGCTCCCCGGCGACTCTACTTAATTCACCAGCAACCAGATTTTGTCGGTCCACTATCTCTTGCTGGGCTGGGTCAAGAGTGGTTTCCCTGATCCATCGTCTGTCGAGGGGGTCTACTGGGTCTGGCTCTAAATTTGTCTGGACCTGTTTATAACCAGTAATCGCAGGTTCCGACCACTCACCACCACCTTCAGGATCCTCGATCCAGGTTCTATGCCCGTAGATCGGCACAGACTCCCATTTAGGAGTGTGTGTCCGTGGCGCTTCTGGCTCTTGTCTCCAAACACTCGCACCATAAGGCGTATATTCATCTGCCCGGTTCAGCTTCGACTGCGCGATAGCCGTTTCTTTGTTAATCGCACCTTGAGCCTGGGCGGTTGCAATCGGGTCAGGAGGCGTTGGGAAGGACGGTGCTGATTTACCCATTTATCCATTTCTCCGCGTTCTTGGCATATAGTCCATAGGTACAAGCTGGCGTGCAATCTCTAGCCGCATACGGGTGAACGCCCTCTAAGACAAAGCCTAGACCCGTCAAGAGTTTCCTGCTCTTCTTGTTTGATTTATCTGTGATCGCTGTCATCCTCTTTACGCCTAACTGACGGAACGGGTATCCAATAATCGCCCGTATATTACCTGGCGTGGCCCATTTAGGGGTCGAGGTAATGAAAGTAATCTCTATATCATTTTGGCGATAATTATTAAAAATTGCAACCCCTACAATATTGCCACTGTCCGAGGTAATGCCAATGCTTGTGAGCGGACGTGAAAGAGGCGCACAAGATGGATACTCCTTTTCTGCCCACAATACCAATTCTTCGTCACAATCAAATACCAATCTAGTCAAATGGCGCTGCCTTGTTGCCAAATCATGTCGTAGGCGCTGAAAGATAAGGTAATGGCATTGGTAGACCCCCGGATAGTCGGTGAGGCACACTCTCCAAGGCCATAGACTGTTGTCCAAGCGTCACTTGTTACTTCGTCTGCCCAATCAGCCTCATCCCATTTGGAAACGTCCCAAATACCAGCAGATAAAGACGGCGTTGTTGGCACACTTGTTGGGTTTATGTTTGAGAAATCTAAATTAAGATCAATAGCAAAAGAGGGAAGCCCATTAGTTGTGAAATGAGGACGACATAGGGTGAATAATTTCTGATTGCCCCTAGACCCGTAATAAGAGAAAGCGGGTCTTATCTCCCAATTTATATTTGATGTGTTATCACTAACACCTGTGTCTGCCTTATATATAATACCGCCATCCTGTGCGCCGAAATATAGATCGCTATTATATAACGACCAACAGGCAGCATTTTGCCCGGTGAATTTACACCATGCCCCGGTTTGACTGTTCACAACATATTGCACGGACTCCGTAGTGGACAACGGTATATTGAACAACGAATACGACCCCTGCGGGTAAAGAATAGACTGCCAACCAAAAATCGCAGAATAAGCTCTTGTTGATGCAAGGAACTCATTTTGTATATTATTTGATATAGCCTGACTGGAGCTTGATACCTGGTCAATCGGCAGAAACGTAGATAGAGAGATAGCGCCATCTTGAGTAATAACGGTAAGGTCAGAACCGGCCTTTTCAAGACATCTCCGGCCTATTGGCTTCCCGATATTGAAGACACCGACAAGGCTCCAAGCATCTGCGCTAGAGGGATCATTCCCTGAATATATAATGCACTCGCCTTCGCTTGTGATAGCCACGAAAAGATCATCAGGCCCAGCGCCGCCATCTCGCGTCCATGATCCTATCGCCTGGATATAGCCACCCAGCTTACATAAACCCCCAATGTCGAATGTAGCAACAGTTCCGGCAACAGAGACTACCGGCAGATAACCAAATATCAGGCTATCGTTAAACACGAAGAACAGCCGCCTCTGGTGCGCTGCCACATTTACAATATCTGTAGCCGTTACACTCGAAAGACTTGGGGTGGTGAAGGAACTGCCATTGTAATAGATCGGGGCATCTGCGCCGTTAACCATGAACAGGAAATTACCGCCAGATGTGCCGAACATTGTGGTTTGCCATCTGGCATTGGACTTGCCCGTGGCGATAGACGTTGAGCCACCAGCAGCAGAAGAGTCATAAATGACAGAGCCAGCCGCAGAGATTAGCTTGCGTGTTGACGGGCCAGCATACTCCACCAAAGTCTCGACAGCCCCAGAGCCGTTGCCGGTTGAGTGGGACGCAAAGCCAGACCTGAGATCGCAGCTAGTCAGATTCGGAAATATGTTTTCCAACTCAACCGCAAAGTCCTCCGGCATATTCGCAAGAGAGTCGCGGGCGTTCCATCCCCGTACAGGCGCGGGGATGCTGGCGCTCTGCGAGACCCTCGACTTTCTGGAATTATCTGTAAGCGGCTGGAGCATTTTAATTACATACCATACTGATTTCGCAATCCCATAAGCCGCAGCTCCATTTCCTTGCGCCTTCGCTGGTTTTCTTCTTCGGGATTAATGCCACTTACTTCAGGCGGCAAGCCACGAGTCGCACCGGGATTGACCGGAGAAGCTCCGATTTGAGCAGGAGACAGGCCGCGAGTAGCGCCTGGAATGTTAGGAGAAGCGCCGATTTGACGTAGCTTATCACCAGTATCAGCAAGAACTCCAACCGGGTCTGAAGAAAGGGCATCAGAAGCGGCAGTCATCGCTTCGCTTTCGTCCTGATCCATCATAGACCGAAAAATCTGCATTCCTTCTGGTGTTTTCATTAGTTCCGCAATTTCTTCTTCTGTAACCATGACGCTATCCTTATTCTTGAGTTATTAAAATGACCGTACTACGCCCAACTACCCTCGGGGACATAAATACCTCTGACAGCACCGCTGCCAGACACCATATCTAGCACCCTACGCCCACCCACGCGGGACATCTCATTGGCTAGTTTCTGCTCATACGATCTGAAATCCTCTGAATAATCCAGACCGTTCTTTTTCTTAAACCGCCAAACAACTCCAAGCTCCATAAGGTTCTCATCCAAGACACCAACATCTGTATCTGCCGCCCATGCAGATTGATTAGTGCCAGAGCTTGATTGACAGAAATAAGTGGACTGATATTCAAAGACCCAGGTATTGCCCGCTGCCGGGGCCGGATAAGCGTACAGCTTCCCGCCGAATATCCTATAGCTGGGATATGGCCCGGTTGCCGTCCTTGCTTTCAAAGCTTGCCATTCAATCGGGGATAGCGGCCCGGTTATTGGCTGAGTAAGCGTCCTGTCCCAAAACGTCGAACTGGTGATATAAGAAAAACCAGCGGCAATGGTCGTTATAACGCCTTGAAGTTCCGCCGCTAGGCTAGTGTGAGTCACCTCGATTTGCGTTTGGGGCCATGAGAATCGGTCTAGCAACTCTCGTCCTTCGGTCTGCGCTAAAGATAGCAAAGTTCTCACGTTCTGATCCGTAGAGGCAATAACAACAGATGGGCGTGTTAACCCAATCGTGTCACAGGAGTTTTGGACTAAAGTTAAGAGCGTCATCTATTCCTCTTTTCTTGGCTTTCCGCGCTTCTTCGGAGTGTCGTCAAGACGCTCCAACAAATCCTCGATCTGGCGGTCTTTCTTATTGATAGCCTCAACTAACGACTCCATCTTAATTTTCAGCGAGGCTACCTCTTCAGCGGCCTTATTGTTCTCAGCGGAGTCCAGATAGGACTTCGCCTTCTCAACCATCGCTACGCCGCCCATGCCTAGTTTGCGGATTGTATCGGCGTTAGCCGAGGCTAAATCCTGAATGGTGCGAATTGTGGCGTTCTGACACGTTTTTAATTGTGCTGGCGTTACACCAGGCCAATTCTTTAGATCTGTCCCATTAACAGGAGCCTCACGGCCTTCCTTCCATGCTTCATAAGCGCGAAGAGCAAAGGGCGATGGTGGTTTGCGCCGATTGTCGCCGTGTTTCCATTCATCGAGCAGCGCATCTGTTATCTGCTTATCGACAACTAGACCGCCACCAGGCATTGTAATTACAGCAAATTCGACATCCTTGAAAACCGGCATCCCTTGAGCGATGGTCTGCTCACGGTCTTCCTCCGGTCGAAGTTCGAAATCAACATAAAATACATGTCTCTCTTCCGCTAACATATCGACCATTTTTTTCCCCTTGGAATTGAAAAAAGGAGGTGCCTCACCGAGGCACCTCCAACTAAGTTAGGCAGAGCTTCCATCATCCATGAACGGACGCTGGATTTCAAACTCAGCGAGTCCACTCGATGGGGTATCAACGGCAGAAGCACCAAGGGCAAGTTTCACACGATCCCCGGAAACAACAGCATCATCAATGCTGCCCGCCGTGGAAGTCGCGTAGACCAGACCGTTGTCAGCATAACTGGCTAAAGCCTTCCCGACCGCCTTACCGCCAATCTGATACCAGCCGTATTGACTGGCAACATTGATTGACATCGCAGTAGCAACCGGGCCAATGGCATTAGCTGCCAAAAGCGCAGTTGAATTATCATCTGCGTTGTAGGTTACGAAAGAGCCGACAACAGTTGATGCGACTCCTTTAAGGTAGACAAACTCACCGGCACCATAAGCGGTGGAAGCGCGATCCACAGCCTCGACAATGGTTCCGAGTGGCTGGTTCTGAGTTGTCGAGGTGTCAGCGATGTTCTGCGTCCCGACAATAGGGTTAACTATTTGATAGTCAGACATTAGATTTTCCTTTCAGGAAATAGAGTTTGAATAAAAGCCAACTATGCTTTCATTACACCCTGAAGTGAACGGTTCGATACTGTCATATTTCCTTGCCAGATGATCGGCAATACTTGAGCATCTTGGTTAACCGACGACTTCTCGGGGACTTCCGTCCAGTTTGCGTCACGGTGGGCGCAAATACCGATATAGTCGGTGTTAAGGAAATACGCATGAGCGTCCGGCATTCCAGCCGCCGAGCTGTCATAAACCACGTCCGCACCCTTATACTTCAATGAAGTAGTCCCGGTTTTCAAATCGGTCGTGTTTGTATAACGCTGGATGCTGGTCTGACTATTGTCGAAGAACGTGAAGTAAGTGTCGTCCATAACAATAAGATCAGGCATATCGTTGTTCCGCGTCAGGTTGAGCCACAGCGGAAGCATGAGGCTCTCGATGGTGGTCGAGCTTGGTGTAATAGCCCCACCCCCCTGCAACGGACTGGCCGCAGACTGGAGAATGTTCTTCCAGAACGTATAAGTTCCAGAGACAATCCCACCAACAGTTCCCGTACCGGCGTCAGAAACGAGGGCTTGCAAACCATTGATCTGGTTAGCAGCAGTGCCATCGCTATAGAGATCAGTCGAGAAGTTGTTGCCAGCGGTACGCATGGCATTCTTCAACTTGTTCTTAACAAGTTTGATAATGCCTTCCTTGCCGCTGTTCTGCCGAATTTCCAATCCAGATGCCACCACGTTAATGGCAACCTGTTTCCACGCGAAATTAGCAGCCGTGAACACTTCCGACTGTGCAATGTCGAGAGTGTCATATCCACTATACCGCTGGTAAGTGCCGTTCTCTGCATAATCCAATGGAACCTGGATTTCCCAGCCGCCTGAAATCAGGTCAACACGACCCTTTTCCGTGAGCCGCTGGTGCAGAGCAGTATGGTTGGACACATTATCTTCAAGATATGTGTTTTTGAAATGTCGGTACGTTATTGCCGAAATTTCGGTAAATGAACTATTAGCTGGCATGATATAGACCTTTCAAGTCTAGGCCGTCATGCGATCATCAACCAAAGCCCCGATAAAATCATCCACACTCTTAGACTTCGCAGCACCCGCCGGTAGCGTACCAGTGGACCTGATGTTAGTCCCCCCGGCCCTCTTTGCTGCCGTAGCGTCTTTCTTCGCCTTGGCAATCCGCTCGGCTTCAGACTTAGCCTTGCGGTCAACCTCGATCTTAGATGAGACCTCCTCATTGGTCGCTAGGGCCATCTTATAGGCCATCTCAAGATATTGGTCGCTTGTCAGTCCGGGTTTACTCTCACGCAGAGCAGAAACAATAGGGATCATTTCACCTTCAAGCTCTTCATAGAAAGGATTTGCACTCGCAAAGCTATCTATAGTGCCCGAAATGACTTCACTCTGTTGTTCCAAATGTTGCGATTGCTGTTGTGTTAGATGATTCTCAAGACCTTGCAGACGATCCTGCATGGCGATCATTTGAGGATCGGTGTGATTCTCCACACCGGGTTCAGTTAATGCAGAAACAGGGATTCCACGCTGGTTGAGCAGGTAGCGCGAGAAACCTACGGGATCACTCTCTGCATAATCGGAAAGGGCAAGAAGCTGGCCTATAGCGGTGCCTTCATCCATTCCATTCATTGCAAATTGTTGACGCCGGGGCGCAATGGCCTGTTCAACCTTATCGTATAATTTCCTCTGTTCTGCGACTTCCATGGTTTTCCGTGTGTAATCAGCCTCCTGGGCCTTGACGCGATCTGAAATCCATTGCTGGTTCTCAGGCGGCAAGGAATAGAAGACCTCACGGTCCTTTGCGGACATGGATTGCGGGGCTGTGATGGTCTGAGATTCAGGTTCAGAGCCTTCGCTTTCTATGTCTGTATCTGCTGCTTCCACAGCCGAATCTTCTTGGGGTTCAGGACTGGGATCGTCCGAACTCTCCGCTGTATCTGATGATTCAGGGGCGGCGCTTTCGACCGAGACCTCCCTCGAAGGGGCACCAATGATGGCATCTCCTGAGTTTAAAGCATCAAATTGCTCCCCCATAAAGTCATCCATTGATTGTTCAACAACGCCCTCTTCAGCTTCATCTGCCATAGTCTATCCCTCTATTAGAAATCAATCTGCCGTGCAACAGCATCAACTGACCTGTCAATCGCAGCATCCATCTCGGCATCAAGCCGCTTCTTCCCATTCTTCTTAACGTCCTC